CATGACAGCCCCGGTCTTCAGTGTCGGAAAAGTGCTCATAATCTACAGGCTTGAAATCACGTCGTTCAGCGAATTAGAGCTTAAGATCGCCTGTTTCACCGCATTTGCTATGTCATCGCTATGATCGAGAAACGATTGGCTGTCCATCGCGTTCACTTGCACAGTGATCTGTTGTGCAGCGCTGGAGGATTGTGCGCGCGGCTGGCCCGTATCTCCATAACTAACCGGAACCACTTGTCCGGGCGCGCTCGCCGTCAACCCCGCATTCGATTGCACCGGCGACGGCAACATAAAAGGAGCCGGTACCGCGAGTGTCTGGCCGCCGCCTCCAAACAAACTCATGAGTCCGGTAATCAAGGGCGACAAGCTGCTCAGCCCCCCGCCCAAGAAGCTCGACGCAGCGCTCGCAACCGTACTGCCAACGGAAGATGCGCTGCTCGTCTTCGATGTGCTGCTCTGGGTCAGCGCTTGAGTATTATCTTGCAATGCGCTGATTTGCGATTGTTGGATGGAGGTGAGGCTAGTGATTTGCGAGGTTAGCGAAGTCAACTGCTCCGTAAGATCGGAGCTGCCGCTTTGCGCCAAACCAGTCACGCTGGAACCGCCCGCTCCGCCGCCACTACCGCTGCCAGTGGACGCGGCCAGTTGCCCGAGTAAATCACCTCGCGAGGCGCTCCCAGCGCTGCTCGCCGGCAGAAGATCCTCCCACTTACTTCCGGCCATCGTTGTTTTCCGCCCTCAGTTCGTTCTCCAAGACAAAGATCGCCTCCACTAGACGGGCAGGCAACTCGTAAACGCTCGCGGCCCCAAGCAGCTTCCAGGCATGAAACTCCTCCAGCAGCGCGATACTCTCCGAGGTGACGTACGACGTCGGACAGGTTGCCAGCGACACCTTGCCTCGGACCCAAACGATCGGCGCGATCGAATCGGAGTCATGTTCCAGCCAGCCGCATCGCCGCTTTCGCTCCAGACCGCTCTTTCTGCACATGTCGCAGCTCCACGCGGCCTTGTTTCCAAGTTGAAAATGGAACGCGACGATCAGTTTTTTCTTTCTGCCTCGCTCAACCCGAATTGGGCCTTGATCGCGCCGACTACTTCGCGCGCCAAATCCTCAGGACCCTTTTCGAGTAACTGCTCCACACTGGCAGCCTCGCCGTCGATGACTAATCCGTCAATCTTCACCAGCCCCCACTGTAGGTACATCGCGTCAATTTCCTGAGCCAGAATGTTGGCTTCAATCTTTTCGTGCAGCTCCGTGCTGGCCTCGAGAAACTCCGCCTTTCGGCTGATCTCACGGACTCGCCTGCTCAGCTCCATGCGCCGCCCGAACGAGATACGGTGGATTGCGAATCTGACTCCCGGAGCGGCTTTGGAGTCAATCGAAACTACGCTGTCATAGTGCACGGTGCCATTCGGGGAAATCGCTCCCGGGCCTGCCGCGGCATCGCCTCGTTTCCTACCCGAACGCGAAATAAATTTCATCATTCACGCTTCCTTGCGCCCGGCAGCTTTGAAATTGCCACTGCAGCCGTGTTTCTGAATCATCGAAGGCCGGCACCTCTGGCACCACGCTCTTCATGTAGATGCCGAACAACTCGCCTTGCTGCTGGCCAAGTTGCATCATGACGCTGATGGGCGATTTTTGCCGCGCCGCTTGATAGAGTGCCGCCGTAGCCGCGTTGTCCATTTCGAAAATGGTGAAATTGGTAGACACGGTTCGCTGTCCGGGCGCGATCGCGCTAGGCAATATGGAGCCGAATTCCATGGCCCGCAGGTCCAGATTGTTTGTGAAAGTTATAGTGGCGGCGGTCAAGGTGTAAAAACGCGCCGGCGAAATGCCTAGCCAGACTTGTCCCAGGTTTCCCGGAATGATGGAGTAGTTAATCGGAGCCACAGTGGGTTCCGCCGGAAACGTGGACAAACCGAATTGCCCGCTCTCAAAACTGGATGTGTCCACTAAATCCTGAGCCTGCCCGCTGAAATCGAACTCGTGGAAATCGCCGTTGAGTTTTATCGAGAGTGTATCGATAGCCATCCCCCCGAGTATGCGCTGCAACGCCGTCGAGGGACTCCAGTAATCAAAGAGCGTGACGCTCGGGAGACTTTCGGCGGGCTGATACATCGCCGTGGGGCCGGTTTGCACGTTGGCTGCCGGAGTAACCGTAAACGGGGCGTTGAGTTCAACGGTATCGGCATTCACCACCACTGTGACGAAACGAACTTCTCCGCCACTGCTCACTGCCCCTCCTACGGAGAGCCCATGCGGCGCGGTGAACGTCAGAGTCGACCAACCACTGGCACTCGCAACGTTCCCGCCGGCAGATTGCGCCGCCGCTGTACCCAGGCACGCCTGAAATAACGGATCGTAAGGCGGCAGAACACCCGGATCGCCCCAAGTTGCCATGTAAGTGGTCAACCCGAAGCTGGTCTGGAGTCGCAGACCGCTGGGATCTCCCACGAACGTTCGTGATCCTGTTTTATCCGCGCGCTGGACCTTTTCCGTTTGTTGCTTGGCCGTCAGCTTCACCGCGGGAATCCGATTACTCGCGCTCACCGTTGCGGCAACACCATAGCTTTGCTCCAGAGCGACGTAGAACCGATTGTCATTCGAAAGGATATAAGACATAGAAGCTTAAACTCGTCGTTAGCCCGCGCTGATCTCCAGTACGAATGCTACTTTCGCGATTTGCAGAAAGTTTCGCCCACCGTGCTTCACTCCACCAAACGTAACCGCGTATCCGCCGTCAAAGAATATCCCGTCTCCCCAGTCGCCGCGGCTATTGTTCAAGACCTGCGTGATGGCGTCCATATAAGCTTGCAAGTTACTTTCGATCAGGTCCAGTCGATCCTGAGACACGCGGGCTTCCACTACCATCTGAGCTTCGCCGGAAAATGTCCGGAATTTCTCCCGAAGCAAGTTGATCACTTTAGTGCAGTACACGTAAACCAGCGGATAATTGTCGACGGTGCTCAGATCGGAGACTTCAGGAGTGACGTTCTGCGCAATAATCTGCTGCGCCGTGATCTGAGGCAGGGTCAGTCCCTGCTGGACATTCAATGCTTCCAGTGCCGCGCCTAAACCGCCGCCGGCCGCCAACACTTCTACAACCTTCTGTGTGCTTGTGCCGGCGATAAGCAACATGTTCAACCTCTATTCATATAACGATGGTCCACGATGAACCAAGCCGGAAGTTGCCCGGTGGGCACCGGTGCACCCGCACTCAAGGCCTCTGTCACGGTCCAACTGATGCCCAGCGCCAAGGGGGTGTCATTTTGGCGAGTCAGAGTAGTGGGCGACAGTCCAATATAGACGTTCCAGCCAACCCCAATGGGTGGAGCACCCGTGAGCGTCACAACCAGGTCGTGGCCGGCTGCGGTGTTAAATATTGCGTCGTCGCTCGGAGCGCCTTCTTGACCGCCCGCATTTACCCAAGTCGCAACCACGTAAAACGTCTCTTCGGCGCCAGCCCCCGCCACACTGGATAACTCCGGCATAGGCGCCATCGGTATCGGGTCCGCAACCACGCCAACTCCGAGCTGGAAATACATTTGCGAGCTCGCTTTCGCCAGTTGCTCGTATTCGATCCACTTACCCTGATAACGGTCGTTCAGTTGGTTGTAGTACGCGTCCCGATACACCAACGCGAGCGTCGTGAGTATGTGCCACTGTTGCAGCGCTTCTGTCACCACCACATCGGCCAAGCCCGTTCGCGACCTGAAATTCGGCTGGCAGTCGCGAAAGCGCGCCCGCCGCAAAAGGAATAGCATCAGCTCATTCCCAAGATCTTGTTGCGCCAGGGTCACCTTCACCGCGATATCGATGCCCTCCGCGCTGGCCACCGTCAGGACCGACGCATCGTATTCTTGAAGGTCCTGTGCCGAACTGATGGGACCATCGGTGAATAGTGCCATGGCCGCTGCGCCCGCTACCGCTTCTCCGCTCGCACCGAGCTTTTGAACGCGCGCAGGTCGGCCTCCGAAATAACGTTCACCTGCACCTTGCCCGCCATTTCCCGCTGCTGCGCTTCCTGTACGCCTCTTTCCGCTGCCGCCCGAAATCCCGCGCTTTCTTCAGCCGTCGCCAGGCGGGCGCGCCCCTCTAGGATGAGCCGGGCGGCAATTGCCCGCGACACTTCCGATAATTGCCCGGGTCGACCGCCGTCGGGCGTCTCGTGGCTCACAACCACCACGTGCACGTCCGCGATCTCCCGTTCAATCTTCCGTAGCTTTTGATAAAACACCCTCAAATCCATCCTGTCCCCTTTGCGCGCGGACAAACGCACCTGCATCCGCCCGCCTCGCGTACTGCTTTCGTCTCCCTGGCAACGAACGGTTGACCTTTTAGCTGTTGACCTGAACGCCAAACGAGTTCCGGAGCACCGCAGCCCCGTAGAGCACGTCAACGGTGAATTGTTGCGCTAGCGTGTTGGGCTGATAACTCATGATCACGCGGATTCCAAAATTGCCCATTTCCGCGTATTCCGCGATCGCCCCAGTTCCCGGCAGCGGTTGCGGCAGCCGGCGTATAACCAGCCCGATCGCGTCCCTGCAAAACGCCAGATTGTGAGTATTCACCGGTCCACTGCCGGTATACTGCACCAGTTGCGATCGAAACACGAAGAAATCCTTGATCCTGCCGACCGTGCCATCCACCAAAGCCCGCAATCCCGCGTCGCCGGAGGAATAGTATTCACTAAAACGTGGGATCTGCCTGAGGGCGGAGTAACTGGTGGGATCAACCACTAGATACTTACTCGCCGACGCCGGAGCTTTCGCTGAAAACAGTGCCGTCTCCGCGGCGTCCACCACACTCTCCACTAGAGCGACGCCGGCCGTTCCCACGGCTGCATTCGCGGTGAATTGCGAATACAGGCTCAAAATATCGGTCTCAATTGATTCGGCGATAGCCACTACAGCCGGCTGCATGTACAGCCGCAGTAGATCTGGCACCGCCAACACCTTGGTCACGTCCGGTATCTGGAACGTGGCTTCGGCATGGGTGTTGAGCACGATCTGTGCGTTCCCTAAGTTTGGATTCTGTGTCTGAACCGTCCCGCCTTCAGCGATGTTGTTCGCTACCAGCGTGGGCGGTATCGGCACATTCACCGTATCCCCGGCGTTCGCCAAGGTCGGCTCATAGTCCCGGTTGACTAAGTTTCCCATGACCAGGTTAGTAACTAGCGCCGGCAAGGCGTCCACGGCGACTAACTTCACGATCGCATTTGCTACATTTGCTGATGTAATTGCTCCCATTAACCTTTACCTCGTTTCCTTATTTTCAGATTTACACCGGGTGGGTCCCTTGAGCCGTGCCCCGGTGCCCCTTCTCACATGCCTCGCAGTGCTTGACTTGCCACTCTCGAGACCTCTTGGCGAACCTTCTCCAGTTCTTCCGCACTCATGCCCGGCCGAATCTTTTCGAGACTAAATCCGCCTGGATTCGAAACAACCTTCGGCCCCGATCCCATCCCCGATCCACCTGTCATACGAGCTGGCAGCAATTCGGGATTTTCCTGCACAAACTGCGCCAGATAGTCCCGAAGAGATACTTCTCCAGGCCCGCTCCGCGCAATCAGCTGGCCGTCGTCGCGCCGCTGAATGTCGTCTTTCACCGCCCGATACGCCAGATCCACCTTCGCTACGCCCAATCGTTGTAGCTCCGTGCGAATCGACGAGCTCCGCTCCGCCTCGTCCGCCATCTGCCGGCTGCGGTGATTTTCCTGAACCAAATCGTTCACCCGCTTCTCTAAGTCCTCGCGCCGCTTGCGCTCCTCCAACAACTCCGCCTTATACGCGGGCTCCGCTTTCGCCTGCTCTGCCTGCACAAATTCCTCAATCACTCCGCGTATCAGAGTACGCAGCTCCGGCTCATCCGTCTTTGGCTCTTCCATAACCCTCTCCGCGAAAATCCGCTATGGGTCGCGCGACCTCACTCTTGATCGATCTCGCGCCCGATCTGGTCCTTCACCTCTTGGCGCACGTCGCACAAAAATTGAAACGCCAACTTTTTGTAAACTTGTTTTCGCAAGGTCGGCGAATTCATCCCCAAACTAAGCAGCTGCTGCGCATCGGCCAATTCCGTCCCAAAATCGCCAATATCAAACTCGTCCATGCCGGAAACGTCGATGCTCAGCCCGTCCTCTCGTGCCATGTCCACCGCGCGAAGCGCCCGCTTCATAGAATCCTTGATCGCGTCTCCATAGGCCCGCAGCACCTCCTGCGTGATGGCGTAGTCGCGCTGCTTGCTCACGCCCGATTGAACCGCGCTTCCGGAAACCGATCCCCCCGCGTGCGTCACGTAACACACCCTGTAAATCTCTTCTTGCAGCCTGGTCAGGTTGTCCGCGGCAATCTGATATACCGTGCCTTGAGGCTCAGTCCATCCAAAACGGTCTTGCGGACCCAGTTGAATGTAGTAAGATTCGCCCATCACCTGATCCCAATCGCGCTCCGAATAGACCACTGGCATCGCAAACAGGCCCATAGTCAGCGCCCACCCCAGCGCATTCGATTTGTTGAAATGCTCCAGCTGTAATGTCGCGGCTTTATTCAGCAGCCACAGCCCTTCTGAAACCCGCAACTCCACCAGCGGCACGCGCGATTGCTTCGCTAGCCCATGTCTTCCTTCAGCCACAATCTCGATGGGGCCGCGATCCGTTCCGCCTTCCGTCTGTTCGTAAATTCGGTATTTTTCCTTGTCGTAGTAAACCCAGCGAGTCTGCTTGGACCAGCCTGCATCTTCCAACCGCTCCTTGCGCAGGCTCTGCGTTCGAAGCACCACCCATTGATATTGCCCATGCTCGTCATAACTCCAGTTGATAAGCTCATCCGCCGAGTAACCTACTAAGTACGCTCGCGACGCTCCGCGCTCGTCTTCTTCCGCGCGCGTTCCCACGGGCTCATTCAGCCGGGGAAAGTCGATCAACACGCAGCTTTTCCCGCACACCAGCGCTTCCACGAATTGCCTGCGGAAAAACTCCGCCAGATTTGTTCCTTTCAGATCGCAATCTTCCGTAAATTGCCCAAAGAACTTACGGGAGATCTCACTTTTTCCTTCGTAAGTCAGGACCGGCTCGCGCCGAAACAGCGTCGCCGTGTACCAATCCACGATCGAACCGATGTAGTTCTCGTAGAAACTGCGGCTCAGCCTCTCGAGATAAACGTCTCCTGGCTCCTTTTGCCGGCGAACCAGATACTGATCCGCATTCACCCTGAACTGTTCTCCGCCCGCATACAGGTCTCGATACTGGCGCCACATTGCGCGTTTGCACGCGTATTCCGGGTGCTCGTGATTAATGTCTGGGCCAACCGTGACTAAATTCATCGGGTTATCGTCGCGCTTAAAGCAACCGCCGGTTTTGTTCTCCGAATTTCGCTCCAGGCCGGTACTCTTGCCACAGCAAGTAACCCAGCGCATCGGATAAGTGCGTCCTCTTGGAATCCCTCTCCTTATCGATGATTCCGCTGTCCGGCTTATAAGTAACTTCCTCTAAGTCAGTCACCAGACCTGTGCACCGTGGATGCACCAGCAGCCAGACTTCTTCATTCGCCGAGAATAGCTTTGCGTTCACCAAAGCCACGCGCTCGCGGACACTCGGATTACTGGGAGGCACGCGGAACTTCAAGTTCTTGTAAGCCGTCCGCCGGAAGTACTCCTTGATGATTTGATAGTCCGTGGTTCCAGCCGTCTGCAATCTCTGCCCGGAGGCGTCTCCATACACCACGGAATTCCTCGCACGCTTGCATCGTGCTCGCGCGGCTCAAAACCACTTCATCCAGCACCCGAATCTCCTCTCCGATCTTCTGCGCCACGATCGAACTCATCGGATCCACATTGAAGTCCAGGGCCCAAAACAGCGGCAGGCTGGTGTCGACTTCAATTTCCCTGACATTCCGCAATCGTTTGAACGCCGCGTAGACCGCGCCAGACTGCACATTCAGGTACTCCCCCAGCGCTTCCTGCTCGAAGAACTTCGCGTCGTAGCTTTCCTTCAAGCGATCATAAAAGTCCGGGATTCTGTCAAGCACATGGCGATTTTCAAACGGCTGCGCCAGCACTACGTCGTACCCCGCGATTACGTCTCGAACAAATCTGCGATAAACCCAATCAAAACCCTTCGGCGTCCAGACCGCGAACCCGCACAGCCGCGACGCACGCGGATCTCGCAATCGGCCTTCCAGGCGCAGCCATGCTTCCTCGGCCGTGTACGTAAGTTCATCCAGCCCGAACCACGCCAGATTAGTCCCACGCAGCCGCTCGAAGTCGTCCACTGCCCGAAAATAGATTCGCGATCCGGTGTCCTTCATCAGCAACACCGATTCCGACTTGTTCAATTCGTGCCGGATTCGATTGCTATTGAGTACCTCCAGAAAGCTCGTTAAAGTGGCGTCCCGCAACATCGGGTATGTCGGAGCCCCAATTAGCCCTTGACGCCCGGGATTCAAGTAACTCAGCCGAATCGCCTCTTGGCACAACGCCTGGCTCTTACCCGATCCAATAGGACCCGAAAATCCTTTAAATCTCGCCGTCGACCTATGGAACTTACTTTGCGATGGGAGCGGTACATAGTCTATTTCGATTCGCCGCGTTCTTCCGCTGGCTCTTTCCACGTGACGATGATCTCCCTTGGCTGCTCCTCTTCCTCGAGCTCGCGTTCAAGCTGCGTCAGCCGGATGAAGTCCGCCAGCGTCACCTTATTCGTCTTGAAATCGAGGCGCTCTTCAATGTCGATCAAAAGCTTGCTGATTCGTTGCTTGCGGCTGCCTCTCCGCCGCGATACTTGGCCTGCCATAGGGAAGTCAAAAAAATGGGCGCCTCCGTTTCCAGAAGCGCCCGTAAGCAACTCTCTCCTGCA